TTCTTTAATTGTATGCTGTCTTACATTACCTAAGGGTTTGTCCCATTCACCAACACAACAAGGTAATACCGATCCGTCTGGATTCACATACATGTGTAGCCAAGGCAATATACAAAATGTTTTAGATGACTTGACAGTCATAGTAGAAGTCCTCTAAATCAGGAAATGTATTAGTAAAGTTAACATTTCTGCGTTTATCATATTCAGTAAACCATTGATAAAAATCTCTACGACCTTCTGTCAATCTGTTAACATCGTACTGTGTTCTTTCCATATAGTCTACTACACGTCTAAACTTTTCGTATTCTAACTCGCTAAATTTATGCTTATCCTGATCGTCCATGTTATCAATAATAAATTGCAAGTGCTTTTTCATATATGGCATAAATTTATCTTTAGGTAAAATATTCATATCATACTGTAAAGGTTCTTTTAGGTACGGAGTATCAAATCTAATTCTCTGCCATTTAGTTTGATTATCGCTATTATATTTTATGCGCCAGTCTAAGAACTTCTGCAATAGTGTACTAAAGTTAGTTACAGTTAAAATATTAAACGTGACCATAAATGTTAAAGGCATATTAGTTTTAGTCATGTATATGTCTAAGTTCTTTTGCCAAAGCTCTAAATCTAATCCTGTTCTAATATACTCTGCTTGTGGTCCCCATGTATCAATACTAGTAAAAATTTTAAAGTCTTTGATACAACCCTTTTCAACTAAATTGTTTACTTTGTCAGTGAATCGTTCAATAAGGATAGGCTTTACACCTAAGTTAGTATTGATGTTTAGTTCTAAGTTAGGGCAAGGATTCTTTTCAAGTTCGTCGAACACTCTCCATGTGCTTTGCTGTAGTAACGGCTCGCCTCCAGTAATACGTAAAATTGTAAGTGTTTTACGCAACTCAGGCCACCACTTCCACCATGCTTTAACATATGGATTTGTTTCTTCATCTTTGTGTATTTTAAACCAGTCAATATCATTCCTATGGTTCTTAACCATAGTGTACGGACCTTCCTTTTCAATTTCTTTATAATAACTGCTAGAATGTTTAGGGTGACAATATCCGCACTTAAAGTTACATTCATTACCAAATGACACTTCAACATATTGCGGATTTACATTTGCCATTGGCTCTTGTTTAATTGCGTTAAATCTTTCTGGAGTGTATATACTTGCATTACGTTCTTTACGATCACTAATGTAATCTTTACCCATACATTCGACATTCCAACAATAGTCGCAACCGCTAGGCTTCTTGCCGTCTATCATCATTTGACGTTCTGCTTTTTTCTGTTGTGTGTTATGCAATGCACTTGGGTCTGCTTCAATTTCATGCAATGGTATTTTATGCGGAGCAGGGTGATAACAACTGTGTGTTTCTCCTGTACCTAAGTATAGTGTTGTATGATGCCATTTGGCCAAACAGAATGTAGGACTTAGTTCGTCCATGATAGGTATGAATTTTTCTATTCTTTCCTTATCGTGCATTAAATTGTTCCTTTAACCAATCAAAGTCATTTATTTTACGTAGGTTATCTGGCTTGTTACTGTTTGCAACTCCGTAAGCTCTACCTGCTTTTGCTCCGTTAAGTGCATACTCTGCAAAAGTTCCTTTTGCTTCTTTACACCAAATATCTAAACGTTTATCAGTTTCCATGTTATCTTGTCTATTAATAGCTCTACTTGCTAGTTTAACACATTCTCTAAATGCACTTTTCCATGTACTATATTCATCTGTATCAAACACACTAATGTTACTTACTTCGTTCATAGCTTTAAACTTTGGAGATAGGCTAGTAGTCATATCAGTAGTAAAATCTGTAATACCTATAACTGCTTTTCTTGGTAGTAATTTTACACCACCATATCCATATTCTAAATCATTTACTGCATTTTTACTTCGCCACACATGCACCATATCTTGATCCCAAAATGGAACACGGTAATTAAATTTGAAGTGTTTAATTAATTTTGCATCGCCGTCAACTACCCAAAACATATTTGTATCACACAATTCTGCTGCTGCAATATGAGCTTGATGTATTCCTTTAACATCACGTATCCAGCGTAATTTTACAGTAGGGTCTTGTGTTCTTATAATGTCTTGTAGTTCATTAAAGTGTTTGTCTGCATTTTTTTCTTTATAACTTATAAACGCAATATCATATGACGTTGGTACACTACTGTTTATTTTTATATCTTTTTTATTAGTAAAGAATCTTGATTTAAACTCACGCTCTGTTACAGGACGCTCTTTTGAAAACAATGTAACTCCGTCATACCAGTAGCTGTTTTGAAAACAGTGAGTAAGTTTTCTATGATAACTATCATACTTAGGAATATAATAATCAAATTTAAAATTATCACTAATATTTAAATCAGAATATACACCCCAAAACATATCTCCTGTTGCTTTCTCTAGAGCTTGTTTGTAATCGTCGAACGTTTCTAAATTAAATACTTCCCACTTCTTAGGATTACTAGCTACTATATCAATTTCTTTTTTATTTGTAAAGAATCTGTAATCGAATTCTCTTTTAGCAATTTTATTATTTTTGTGGCAAATAAAAATACCATCATAAGTTTTATTATTTTTAAAAACATGAACAACATCTTTGTCCCAAGCAGGAACTTGATATTGTGGAATATCAGTTGGAACTACATCATTAGGTATACATAGTAAGAAGTCTGAATGTGCAATTTCTTGTGCTGTAACAAGTCCGTTATAACTATCTAGTTTAACAATGTCGTAGGGCTTAGGTTGACTTGCTACTATATCAATTTCTTTTTTATTTGTAAAGAATCTATACTTCCATTCTTTGTTTGTTACGTTTAAGTTTTTAGGAAATAAGCATACACCATCATAGTGTTCGCCATTCTTAAATACATGAATATATTGGTTGTCCCATTCAGTAAGTCTATATGTAAAATCAAAGTCTTGAGTTAAGTGTAAGCAATCCCATACTACCCAAAAGTTTTTTGTAAGAGTCTTTTTATTAAGTATTTCATAGCTTTCACAGTTTTCTATTTTCTGTGCGTGTGGGAAACGTGCCTTGAAAATATTCCAAGAACTTACGTTAACCTTAGAATCACTAATAAAAAAGATATCATACATATTTTTTACTATAGTAGGTTTGACCTAGGTTCAATGCTTCGTCATATAGATCCATTGTATATCTACTTGCATCGGGTTCTAGCCAAACCCAATCAAGACCTAAGTTTAATTTAATTTCGTCTCCTAGACGTTTTATTTCAGCAATACATGCTTCGCTATCTTTTGAAAGATGTTCTGCTTTCTCTTTCCATATTTCGCCTAGCATTTCAAAATCTCTAACTTGTATATGATCCCAATCTGTGCAGTTGGTCATGTGTGTTCCTTGCCTTGCCCCTAGTATCGACATTATACCATTCTCTGCATGTGATCCAACTGTTGACCACATTCTAAGTCTATGAATATTATGCCACCAAATTCTTTCTTTAATTTCCATAGGTGGTAATTTTAGACCATCAAATAATGTCATTTTAACACCTTCTCGAAACCCTGCTCTCCATGCGTGGTATGGATTGCCATTTACTTTTGTATCGCTATATGTTACTGGAAAGTTTCTATAGCCTGTTTCCCAACAAAAGTCAACTTGCGCTCTTTCGCCTGTTTCCCAACAAAAGTCAACTTGCGCTCTTTCGCTATCTGCATTTTCATGCGTTTTCATATTAAGTAAATGATCCTTAGACCATAACTTTAATCCGCCGTTTCCATAACGTAATCCGTTAACAGTATTCTTACCACACCAACTATATACTTTAATTTCTTCTTCTGACATGTCTAGGTCAAGATTAAAATATTCAGGATATACTATGTTGTCTGCGTCAACTGTAAGCAACCAATCAGTTTCAGATTGTTCTGCACATGCTTTATGTGCATGATCACTTCCTTTTACACCGTGTACACGTTTAGCCCATGGTAACTTATTGCATAGATCTGCATAATGCAAATCAGCAAAAGGTTCATCATAAGATAAAAAGAATACGTCAAATTCAGCCACCCGCATTTAAATCTCCTCTAGTACATAGTTTTTAAACAGTCTACGAGTAAACACACTAAACTTTCCTGTAATGTCTACATCGTCAATTGTTACAGACTTACCTTCTAACTCTTCAAGTGTAACATCAAAAGTTTTTTGCGGAAAGTGTGGATCATTATAATCAGCAACTGTAAAAGATAAAGTTGTTTCACCTCCCCAAAATACATTTCTTGGTGTTGCTGGTTGCCACTGTTTTTCTAAAACTCTTGTACCACCATACTCTTCACTTAGTTCTACTGTAAGTTTACTGGCAGCTAAGTTATATGTAAGATAGATGTCTGGTTTTATTTCTTCATCTAAGTAACGCTTATCAATAATTCTATGTAGTACGTCATCAATTTTTGATAATACTTTTTCTTCTGTGATTTCAAACTTACCTTCACGAGTATCAAAAAAGCATTTACTAATATGGATGTCGCCGTCAATAATTTTGATAGCAAGATCTTCGTCAATCTCAACAACGTTTTTGCTATAATCCATTTCTATTGCCGAATACGGACCTACTGAAATTAGTTGTCCTGTATCTGGGTCAAATGCTGTACCAAATCTACGTGCTGGTTCTTCATAATTTTTAAGCCACTCGTCAAAGTCGGGCATAAATTCTTCTACTTCTTCCATGCTATTTCCTCCAGTACATTAATTGTTTCTAAATTCATTTTATCTTTTTCAACATAATGTACAATGTCGTTTTGTTGATAACTACCTATTTTTAATTTGCCTTTATCATTTAAGTAATATCCTACATGATCTGAAAACTTATCAGCATGCCATGGCCAATTTTGTACACCGCCTTTCATATGTACAACTCTTGGAAATCCTAACGGGTATGCAATATCGTCTGTGATATCTAATATCTTTGCTGCTATTGCAAATGCTTCATCAGTTCCTATAACTTTAGGTGTATGCTTTGTTAAAAACAAATTAGTGTATTCATTTGGATTGTCCATTATAGAACGCTGTAAATTAAAGAAGTCATTTGCTAGTTTACTATCTTTTTTAAAGAATGTAAAGAATGAATATAAGTTTGGTAATTCATTTTTAGTAAATGTTCTTCTATAAAAATCATTAGTTACTACTTCTCCTCTATATGTGTATGCTTTGTTAGCAACATACAGTTCAGAATTTGCAACAAAATAATCAATCCAATGACTGTAATCTCTAAAGAACAACATGTCTGCATCTAAACATACAGTGTGTTCCCACGGTGTTAGCTCGTCCATATAAGAACGGCCGTCCCAAAAACCTTTCTTGTCCCATTCAATAATCTCATCAAAGACCCAAGTAGATTCAAAATTTTCTATTTGAGTTTTATCATCAATTACTAATGCAACTTTATCGTAACCTTCTTTTTGTGTATTCTTAATACTTAATGCAAGAGCATATGCCATTTGTGCATAATTGTATTCTTCAGAAGTTGCAACAACAATTAGATATCCAAAGTTCATATCAACTCCATTAGTTTGTCAAAGTTTCTTTCAATGCTTTTTTTATTCATTACATGAACATCTTTACCTGATGACGAAGCAACTAGTTCTTCATTGGTTAATAAAAATTGTAATGTGTTACCTTTTACATCAACTAACATATCTCTATCTATTGTAGAAAACACTGACGGTAATTTATATTCTGTACCTGCTTCTTGAAATCCATTTAGTATATGATTAGCTATTGCAAAACTAATATCGTTCCTATATAGTCTAGGATCAAAACGGTATGTGTCTGCAAAGAACTTGTAATTTTTTTGTATGTATTGTACTAAATCAAAAAGTACTTTTGTTTGATCGTTCTTGGTAAACATAACTGTTGTAGCCCAAAGCAATTTAACGCCAGTATCCGAAACATACTTGTCATGGTAACCTGCTCGTGTTCCCATAATATCATTATACTCATGTGAGATTAAGAAGTCTTGTTCGACATCCCAATAACTGTTTAAAGTATCTGAAAATGTTAGATAGTCACAATCTAACAATAATGTTCTTTCATAAGGTGTAATATCCCAAACATTTGGTCTGTTTGAATTATCGAAAGGTACTGCTTCAAAATCATTTCCATCATGAAGATTTCTGTATTGCTGTGTTGGAGGACGCTCTACAAAAATAAGGCTGTCAAAGATTTCTTTTGCTTTATCTGCAGTACCTATTTCTTCCATATAATCAACAGTTGACTTATCTGTGATTAATGAAACTGGATAGCCGAGATGCTTTTTAGCAAGGCCGCCTGCGACCAATGCTAGTTTAGAATAGTCTAAACTTCGACTGTTATGTGCAAATATTACGATTCCTTTATCCATATTATACTTCTATAAGTTTTTCTACGGATCTGCTCTTTTTGAGCTTCTGGTATTCTTCGTAATATTCTAATGTTGATGTTGTGTATCTATCAAGTATGATATCTTTAAAATCTGCAAGATTTTCAATCAATATAGGATTATCATTAACATCAAGTAATACTACTCCTTCGGTTCTATCTACTGAAAGTAGCATTTGAACGAAGTTAATTAGTTCTCTATTGATCTTAAATATGCCGCCATTAACACCGTATGTTAATCTAGCATCAATTTTTTCCTTTAAAGTTTTACGCTGTACAGCAAAAGTTTCTCTGTACTTGCTAAAATCCAAGGCTTTTTTTAGTTGTTCTTCCATATGTCCTCCACAGTTATAGTAGCACTTAATATTTATGCGCTGTACTGGGGGCTATGAAATTAATTGAGTACGAATCCGCCTGGTGTTACCGATGGCGTTTCAATATTGAATGCTTGTGATCCTGTGGGGTAAAGATTGATGGTACCGACTGCTTTTCTGGTAACAGTTTGAAGATAAAGTGAACCGGGACCTACTGTATCAGGTCCATAAGTACCTGGTCCTTGTTGCGGAGTACCTGATGTTGACGGTCCGCCTAATCCAACGTGATCGTCATTGTAAACTGCTGACATTTCTAGTTGATATGCACTACCACTTGAGTTATCTAATACCCCAGGTGTTCTTGCATATAATCTATAATAGTTTGCATTGTAAGGACTACTAGCAATAGCTGTATACCAAGGTGTGCTATAAACGTTTGTACATCTATAAAAGTTTCCATTGTCATTAGGATTAACACCTGCTGCTGGTTGTTGTCCTCCAAATGTCTGTGTACTTGCTGTTTGCAGTAAACTTCTCCAAGAAGCGTCTTGGGCTGAACCACTAATACTGCTGAAACTACTTGTAAGTTGAATTTGTCCACCACTATTAAAAAAGTGTCTAGCGGCTAATGCTGATGACCATGTAAAAGTAACTAATACTTGAGCAGAAGTCGACCATGTACCTGTTGGCGATACTGCATTACTATGTGTTGTAGATGATGCTACCGCTGCAGGTGGTATGGTATATTTTGCAGCCTCTAGTGCAATAATTAAATCATTCCATCTTCTATAAGGCTGTGTATTGTATGTTCCGTCATTAGTAAGAGTATTTGCTTTAATTTTTTGAGAAGCACTAATGTTATTAGGCCAACTTCCCCAATTAGTAGGAGGATTTGAACCATATATATGCCTGTAAGCATTATACATGTCTGTAATTAACCTACCGTATTCTTCTACAGACACTTTTTGACCTTCTGAAACTCCTGCTGCATTCATTGTTTGGCCCCAACCATATAATACTGTGCCGTCAGCAGGGCCCATCACTTGCTCAAGGCGAGTGTATAATGCATTGTAGTCGTTTCTACTAATTGTTGCGTGTACGGTCGTCATATAATATCCTTAACAGCAGTATTTACTACAACAAGTGTCTATGTTGCACTAATGCTGGTTCCAGAATACGATGGACTCGTAATAGAAAATGCAGCACCACTTGGTTGTAATGTTCCTGTAGCTTTTAATTCTTCTACATCAATACTAAGTGTGCCGTCAACTTGATCGCCTGGCGCTGGTGCACCTGGATCAACGTAACTGTCAGTCAATAAAACCTTAAAGTTAAATACTGCGGCTGTTCCTGCGGAGTTACTTGCCACATCACACTTGCCTTGAATCTTGTAATTGTTTGCTGAATATGGCGTACTAGCAGATAAATTATATAAATCTTGGTATACATTTGTAAGCATGTATATATTATTCAGCCCGTCTGGTAATCTTCCGCCGATTACTTGTCTACCCACAGTTGAAAGTAAACTAGTCCATGCACCGTTTTGTGCTGTTGCTGATCCTAATCCTCTTCCTGTAGTAAATCTTAGTCTACTTCCAGAGTTCCAAAAATATCTTGCTTCATTAGCATTACTAAATGTTACAGTTATTACATATTCTGCACTTGTACCCCATGCAGATGTATAGCTTTTTGTATCTTTAACTGCCGCTGTTAGTAAGCCGGCATCGCAATCAAATCTTTCATTTCTACATTCGTCAGCAAGTGTGTTATATCCGTTAAAAGGATCACTTGATGATGCTGTAATAGGATCTCCAATAGAAGCAATAGTTGCTGTTGGTACTACTCCGTTTTGATGAAAATAAGCATTTACAATGTCAAACCGAATTGCATCAAAGTGTGACTTTAATACTGTTTGACCAGCAATGACTGTTGAACTGTTAACTGATTGTCCATATCCAAATGTACCAACACCGGTACCCATAACGTCAGAAATTTTGTTTCTCAGGCTGTTGAGGTCTGTTGATAGGATCTGTGTGCCTGTTGTTACCATTATAGTACTACCGCTTCAATAATTTTTGTTCCTGAGTTTGAATTGCTTTCTATTGCAATTGCAAATACGTCTGCATGGCTGTCAGCTTTTGTAGCGTAACCTTCCGCAGCAGCAACTAATCTATCTCCTTTAGCAATACTGCCGATAACTTTAACTGGTACACGACCTTTAAGTGCAATGTATGTTCCATCTTCTAACCATGAATTCATCATAAACGCAGGTTGTGCTGAAACAACACCTAACGCTCTATCGCCCTCACTACATGCAGTAACTTCTGCGTTTCCGCCAACTGATACAACTGTACCAGCTTCATATTCTTTGTCTGCTAAATATTTCTCTGCTAAGTCAGCATATCTAGCTGCGGTTGCTGTACCTTGGAATAAGTTAGCAATTAAGTCACCGCTTGAATTTCTTGCAGCAATTGAACTTGCTGATGCTGTTGTTTTAGCAGTCTTATAATTAGGATCACTGTCTGTTGCAGTATCGTCAATTTTAATTCTATCTGCAAACGTTGCTGTACCGTTAAATGTATTAGCAAAAATTACACCTGACGAATCTCTAACAACAATACTGTTTCCTGAAGCAGGAACTGATACAGATGGTGTAATACCATTCAATGCACTTGCATCTGATGCTGTACCAGTCAAGTTACCTTGAACTGATCCAAACAATGTACCGTAAATATTTGCGCCTACATAACCAATGTTTTTAGTAGCACCGTCAATCATAACAGTTGAATCGTTAGCAAGTAAGCTACCTTTTGTATTACCTGTTACGTTACCTGTTACGTTACCTGTTAACGGCCCTGTAATTGCATCAGCATGTACTTCTGACCAAGCAAGTGTTGCTGTGCCTAATGTAAACGAACTGTCAATACCTGGAACTACTCCAGCTGCTGTAATATCTAATACATTCTTTCTTGTTGATCCGCCGTCATTAATAATAAAGTTAATAGGGTTACCAAGAACACTTTCAAAAACAATTTCGTCATCGTTTTCAACTCTTAATCTAAAATCGCTTTGGTCACCTACTTTATAACCTGAATCTTGGAAGTTAATTTCCTGGTTGAAGGTAATACTTCCTTTTTGTAAGTATTGATCAGCAGCAATGCCGCCTAGCTTTAATGAGTTAGATGATGTTCCCCAGTATACATAACTATCTGATGTAACACCATTAGCATCGGCTTTAGCCATTGTAATACCCTTTTTAACTAACGTAAAGTCGTCAATAGGGTTAAGTGAACTGTTTAGTGTAAATTCTGTTTGTGAAATAATTGCAACTGTTTTACCACCTGCATTAATTTTTAAAATTGAATGGTTTGTGTTACCTGTGTCTTTAACAACTTGTGCAACTGCTCCACTAGCACCAAGATCTGGTGATGCTTCTGGTCCTACTAAGACAAACTCTCCGCCTGACCATGCATATAATTGTTTTGCTGATGTATCCCACCAAAATTCTCCTACTCCTAATCCTGAAGGAGCAACTGATGCTACTTCAGCACCGTTGGTAGTTTTCCATTGTGTGCCGTCATAAAACTTAATTTTCTTATTAGCACTGTCAAACCAAACTTGACCAGTGACTGCTTTTGGTGGTGCAGTAGTATTCGCAAAGTTTTCTAGTAAATGTAAGAAGTTTTCGTTCTGTACTTCACCGTATCCTGCGTAGTTTTTACCAACGAAACGTATATCCGTAGTGGTATCAATAGTTCCGTCTTCTACTGACGTTAAAAATGTTCCGTTAAATTTATCTACTTGATATGCCATGTGTGTTTTCTTCCTAGTTTACTGTTGTATTTATCTACCTTCACTCGTCTTCTGGTGGTAACGGCTTAGGGTAAAAACTGTATACACCTGGTTGATCTTTGTACGTTTGAACAGCAGTATTGTGGTTATCAACTTTCTGCTTAACGTAGTTACGCATAGCAATAAAGTCATCTGTAAGCGGAATTCCAGCATTTTCTAAGCATTCTGCAATAATATTAAGTTGCTTGTGTACAGGATACTTAACAAGAATCTGCTTGTTAACTACTTCGTCAATCGCTACTTCTTCAATTAACGGTATATCATTAAGAGATCTTACTTCGCCACTAGCATAATCTCCCCACCAATATTCATTTGCGTCATCTAAATCAATAACTTTGTGAGGTACGCCTTGCGCGGTAAGTCTTTCAGCAAACTCGCTATTATAGTCCTGAGACGATATCACCTTTGATCTATCAGTACTAAAAATAATAATGTTTTTCATCTAGTTCTTCCCCAACTTAATGCAAGACTTATTTTTGGTCTTTCATTTTGTTTAATTTCTGTTACTTCGTGTTCTAAATTCACAGGCATATCTATTAACATACCAGGTCCTTCGTCTACTAAATTTCCTTTGCCTTGTTCATCGTACCAACAAAAGTGCGGAGCATCAGCTCTTAAAAATATTAGTTTAAACTTCCAATACCCGCCTGCACTATCTCTATGCCTTTTAAGATAATCACCTGGATCATATTTGTTAATACAAAAACTATCACAAGTTCTATCTTCTTCTGGAATTGATTCTGTAATCAACTCCTTTAATTCTTTTGGCATGTTCCAACGGAACATACTTTTTAACTTACTTTCACCATAGGCAGTTACAAAATTAAATTCTTCTCCTGGCTGCCTAATAAAAAAACTGTCTTCGTTTGCCTCTACTAACTTTACTATCTCATCAACATTCTTACAATAGTCCGATACTAACTTTACTGTCATTATACATATGACCAAGTACCAGTGTAACTCCAATTACTACCGTTTGAGTTATAAGTCAACTTGTAACCAGTATTACTATTATAAAGTGTAGTTGAAGTACTAACACTAGCAGTAGCCCATCTGTACGCTAAAATCCATCTACCAGCACTAAAACTAGAACTTGAACCTGCATATATGTTATTAATTATCAATTCAAAGTTCAGTCCACTTGCTTGACTTGCAGGAAGATATGCTTCAATTAAATCAATATACTGTGCATCTGGTGAACTTGTATTTGGTGCCGGTGAGCTAATAACAAGTTGTCTTGTATTTGCATTTGAAACAACATTTTGTACAAACGCTGTAGTAGCAATATAAGTTGAACTATCTGAATTTGCTCTAGTTACACTGTACGATGCATTGTCTGCATTAGTAGCATTTGCAGCCTGTGTTGCATTAACTGCCGTAGTTGCTGTGGATGCTGTGGTTGCAAAAGCTGCGGTACCATTTAGGTCTGCTTGAATAACATTTGCGCTGAAATTACCACTTGCATCTCTAGCAACAACTTTGTTTGCTGTAGGCAAGTTAGTTGCATCAACATTAAATGTTGTATTTGTAATACCGTCATAAACTAAACCAGTTAAGTAGTTTCCTGGTGTTAAGTTTGAAAATGCTATTGTATCCCATACTGGCTGACTAGGTCCTGTTGACTTTAAGAACTTACCTGCTGTACCTGATGGAATGTGTGCTGTTGAACCTGAAGCAGTTTGATAAGGCATTGTTCCACCTGCTCCACCTGCAATGTTAGTTGCTGTGGTTGCTGTTGTAGCATTACCTGTAACCGCACCTGTCAAGTCACCGTAAAAATTTTGTGAGTATGTATTCTTATATCTTAATGATCCTGAACCAAGGTCAATTGTTATATCTGCACTTGGCAAAAGCCCTGCTTGTGAACTTGGAGATCTAGTAGGTCCAAATAAATCAAGTTGATAATCTACACCTTCTGATGCTGCTAAACTAATTTGATTAGCTGCTTTTATTTCTGTAGCGTTAATTGTACCATCAATAGTTAAGTTTGAAGCAACTGTAATGTTACCTGTAACACCTAGTGATATAAGTGTTCCTACACTTGTAAGTGCTGATGTAGTAACAGTGTTGTGTAAGTTTGTACCTGTTAGTGTGTTAGCATCTGCTGTAACTGTAATGTCTGCTGTTCCATCAAACCCAACCCCGTTAATATTTCTAGGACTTAATAATCTTTGTGCTGCGGAAGCTGTTCCGCTTAATGTTGCACCAATAAAGTTTGCTGCTGTTACAGTTCCTGTAAACGCACCTGTTGTACCTGTAATGTTACCTGTAACATCACCAACTAAGTCTGAAGTGATTTCATTTGCAACAAAATTACCTGTTGTATCTCTTGCAACAACTTTACCTATTTGATTTAAATGTGTAGCATCAACTGCCCATGTAGTAGCATTTCCACCATCAAAGTCTGTTCCTGTTATATAATTTCCTGCAACTAAACTGTAAGGTGTTTGTGCTGTAACTGTAAGGTTAGCTGATCCGTCAAATGCAACACCGTTAACTAATATAGGTGATTCAAGTCTTGTTGCTTTATCTGCAACACCTTGTAACGAACCTTTTACTGTTGCCATTGCATTTAAATTAATACCTGTAACTAGATCTGAAAATCCACTTACTGGATTAGTTGGATCAATTGTAAAAGCATTCGAAGCAATAATACCTATTGTGATACCATTTACTTTAAGTTCAATTACTGGATATGTTGTTCCGTTAGTTGCTAGTAATGTTGTTGTTGTTGCTCTAGTTGGCAAGTAACCGTCTGCTGTTTCAGGACCAATCTTAATCCAATTAGTTCCATCAAAAACATGTAAGGAAGGATCTGCTGGCGCTGCTGCGGACGATGCGTTCTTTAACCAAAACGTTCCAATTGCTGGTGTCACTGGAGCAGTAGCACTTACGTTTGCAGAGCCTGTTTCTACCCAATTTGCACCATCATAGATTTTTAATATACTTAATGTTGTGTCAAACCAAACTTGACCTTTAATAGGAGTTATTGGTGCAGAGATGTTTGCAAAATTTTCTAATAAGAATAAAAAGTTTTCGTTTTGAATTTCACCGTAGCCAACATAATTTCTACCAACAAAAGATAAACTAGTGGTCGAGTCAACTGCTGCATCTTGTAATACTACAAGTTGAGTCCCGTCAGTTTTGTTAATTACATAAGCCATTTATACGCTCCTATTTTCATCTTATGGTAATACCTCATCTGAAACGTGTGTCCAATTACCTGACAACAACTGGAATACTTTAATAATTCTAGATGTTGTAATACCAGCTGCTGGTATAGATGCAATTGTTCCGTTTACTGCTGTAACAGCTGGTGCTGTTCCTGACGGTGTATTAAATGTATTCGTTGTTATGCTAATTTCAGGTGCTAAGTTAAAGTTAATTGTTGAGTTACTTAACAATGTTACAAGTATTCTTGCAAAAGTACCTGATCTATATTCAGCTGGCGGAGCCAACTTGGCTAAAATTTCTGATGCAATGTAACTGTTTGGCTTACCATCTGATAAGTCCATGCTAAATGCTAATGATCTTGTTTGTGCAATATCGTCAACATATTCTTTTGTTGCAGCATCTTGTGCAGTTGTAGGATCAGCTAGTCCTGTAATTTTTGGTGTTCCTATTAGAGCAATATTACCTGTGCCGTGTGCTTCTAATTGTATATCATCGTTATTAGCAAGAGTTGAAATTTTCTGATTCTCAATTCTTAATTGTGCTACTGGAGGTAAGCCAGGTCCAATATTAACAACGTTCTGAGCACCAAAGGCTGTAACACCTGGAATACTAGTAATACCTGTACCTAAAGATGTTCCGCTTAATACTGTTATACCGTTAATCTTAAATTCTTTACCTGTTGCTAGGTTAACGTGTTCTGAACTCGTAAATGCTTGTGAAGCAAGTGCAGGATACTCTGCTGTTGCACCTAACCCATCTTTACTATATAAAATTGCTTTATCAGTAGTACCTTTAATTACAAGTCCACCGCCATCTGCAATTTCGTCTGAGTTAGAACCACTATCACCTGTTTGAGCAAGAACAATATATTTGTCCTCAACAACTAATTCTGTTTGTTTAATTGTAGCAAGATCGCCATCATTAATAATAAGGTTACCTCTAATAGTAAGGTCGCCTGCTAGTTCCATGCTACCACCAGTTTTAACTAAACTGTCTGTTGCACCTTCATATAAATCAATTTGTCTTGTAGCAGGAGTAACCTTAACTGCAATTTCCTGTGAAATACCTTTTCTAACATCTAAAATTAAAAGTTTATTGTCAGCAGCATTTGATAACTTAACGTTACCATTATCAACTGACAAGTTAGCCTGCGAAGCAGAACCAATAGCAAGTCCTAGATCACTTTCAATTCTAAGTGTATTAGTTAATGAGTTAGCAGTATCTTTTCTAACATAGTTTGTAGAATCAACATTTGCTAGTTTCTCTGAATTTGTACAAGTTACGTCAAACTTAATGCCTGACAATGTACCTTGATTAAATCCTGGACCAATGTCTCCACTAAATCCTGGAATAGCATTTTTAGGTGTAAATGTATCTTTAGCAAATATACCTAACAAAATACCGTTGTTAAATAATGATGTAATAACACGAGTTTGGTTTAGTGTATCAAGTACGCTTGTTACAATAAGTCCACTAGTTCCTTGTGCATCTGAATATGCAGGGCCTAACAATATAGTGCTAGTACCATCAAAGAAGTATAACTGTTTAGCAGTGTCATTAAACCAAAGATCACCAACACCAAGTGTTGTTGGTTGTGAGTTAGCAATTGTTGCAGAACTCACAGGAACAAACGCTGTTCCGCTGTAAACTTTAAGTTTTGATTCTGTGCTGTCAAACCAAATCTGCCCTTTAATTGGAGCAGTTGGTGCCGTTACATTTGCAAAATTTTCAAGTATCTTAATAAAGTTTTCATTAAGTACTTCACCAAATCCGCTATAGTTTTTACCAATTAGTGTAATGTCAGTAGAGATATTATCAATTTGACCATCGGCTACTGTTGAAACTATTGTACCATCTGTTTTATTAATTTGATATGCCATTTAATATCTCATCCTACGTTGTTGTAAACGCTGGTGGACCCGAACGTATAATATAGTTAATTGTCAAGAAAGGATTCATAATACCAACTAATGACCCTAACGTAAAGTCTGTACTTGGTTTCTTAATACCGCCTGACTGTTGTAAGTACTGTGCTTGTCCTGGTGCTGTAGGTCCTAAACCTGTTGTACCTGGACTGTTAATAGCACTATCAACTCTAACAGCAGAATATTGAATTCCATTTGCTGTCATATCGTGTTCGTGATCTGGTAGGTTACCTAATGTTAACGCTACCGCACTTGCGCCTGCTGCTCCTGCAAGTGTTTGAGCTTCTGTACCTTCAACTCTTGCTGGGCTTGGTTCGCCGCCGCCATTATCAACAAATCCACCAACTGAGTTTGGTACATTAATGTTGTTATCCATGTTGTGTCTGCCTAATGCAAATCTACCACGTAAATCTGGTATTCTAAATGTTCCTGTTCCGTTAAGTGCTGCTGAACCGTTATATGTTGTTCCTATAATATCAAACAACTCTGGAAACTTAGATCTTTCAACTTCACCACCATCACAAAATAAAAATCCTGTTGGAGGATTTGTACCTGCATATGGCATAATACCGCCTAGTGGAATTCCTAAGTCACCTACAAATGTATCACGTGTTTCTTTAAGAAGTCCTGTTGCTCCGCCTGCTTCAGCTGAAGCTCTATATACTAGTACAAAATCGTTTTTGTCTGATTGGTTTGGTGCAGGTTCTGATCTACTTTTAACAATGTTAGCAGTCAATGTAGTAGCAAATGTCTTAGTTGCACTACCTACCTGTCCGTCAAACTGTATTGCTGGTGAAACAACATCGCCTGTTAGTGCAAAACTTGTAACAGTTTTTAAGTTAGTTGCAGTGTTTGCATTACCTGTAATGTTACCGTTAATTGTACCAACAATTTCATCTGCTTGAATTGATTTAGCATAAACTGTTTTCCAACGTGTTGTTGCCTCACCTAAATCATATGTATCATTTGTTTGAGGTTTTGCAGTTGATGATGTAATAGTTCCAGTAATATTTGCTGAGCCGCCAATTAATAAATTTTTAGTAATTGCTGCGCCACCTGTTGTAACAATACTACCTGTTGATAAGTTAGTTGTTTCAGCTGTACTTGAAATCTTTAGTGCGCCAGTTAAACCAATGTTACCGTCAACATCAAGTGCTTCATCTGGTGCTGCAATGTTAATACCAACTTTATTATCAAGTACTCTAAGTACTGTAGTTGGAATACCATTTCTGTTAACTTGTAAATCTACTGAACTACCTGCTGATGAATTGTAAAGTTTTGCAGCGGTAGATGATGTTGTTACTTGGAAGTTTCCGTCAACACCAATTGTTAAACCTGCGTTGTTTCTTACATTAATACCTTGATCAGTTGTGTTAAGAATATCACTTCTTAAAAACTTACCTGCTGATACTTCAACTCCGCCAACGTTAAGTGCATCTGCATTTTTAGCAGTACCAATAAGTTTAGGTAGTTCGCCTCCTAAGAATATAGAAGCAAATTCTGTTTTTTCAGTATCGTTTGCTGGTGTTGCAACATTAAGTCCTGCTTTGATTGTTGCAAAGCCTTTGATATTAACTTTAGGTGTAAATGAATCTTTAGAAACAATTCCAACCGGTTGGTCTGCAATATATAAAATTAAAATACTTTTTGTTTGGTTGTCTGAGTCAGCAATGTTTTCTACTGCTGGTCCATAACGTAATCCGTCAATTGAACTTTCTGCTGGTCCAACTAGTAACCATCTTGTACCTGTGTAAATTCTTAACTGTTGGTTTGTAGTATCAACCCAAAGTTCACCAACTTTAGAATTTTCAACACTAGGCTCTGTAACACTCTTTTGAATGTTTGATGCTGCTTTCCATGCTGTGTTGTCAAACAACTGTAACACACCATTTTGTGTGTCATACCAAAGTTGTCCTTCAACTGGATTTACAGGTGCATTTGCACTTGCAAAGTTTTCTAATACAGATAAAAAGTTTTCAGCAATAATTTGTCCGTATCCAGTAACGTTACGTCCTGGAAATGTTAAACTTGTATCTTGGCTTGATGTATTATCAAACACTGTGATTGGAGTTTTATTTTCGCTATCTGTAAAATTTACAATATATGGCATTTATTAAACCTCCGTAAAGCCTGTTAAACTCTGTACTCTGATTGTATAATCAACTTGTAAGAGTCTGTTCAAAGACTTTTGTACAGGGTGGAAAACCACGTGTGTTAAAAGTTTGCCTGTGCCTGTAGCATTATACCATTTAAGCCCAAGCTCGTCAAAAACAAAGTTACTGTCCATGTTAACACTATTATCAAATGCTTGTTGATCGTCTGGCTCACCATAATCAAGTGTACATGTAATTACAATGTCACTGTAGGTTGCACCACTAACGTGTCTAACTTCCATTTTGTTACGTACTGGATCAGCGTTTGCAATAGAGCTTTGATCAATAACTTTAACATATGTTTGGTTATATAAACTGGAGTTTGAACCAACTGTGTTAGGTGTTAAGTATGTAATTAATCCTGTAGGGTCAACTGTAGTACCACCGCTACCAAACGCCATTTGGTAAACTGTACCTTCCCCTTGATTTGAAAGACTGTTAACTATTGCAACACTCATGTTTTCATAGTGTATTGCATTACGTTTATCCTGAAAAACTTCGCCAGTTTCAGGATCAAAAATCTTAATATGCCCTTCAAAATGGAACCCGCCGGTTTCATTCAATCCAGGTGCTTTTGGCGTTTTGTTTTCTTTGTTTGACATATTTTTATCTTCCAGTTTCATAGTGTATTTATTCAGGTAACTTCGATGTATTGGCAGCAATGAACTGACTAATTGGAGTACTGTTTTTAAGCAGTGTAACGCCTGATGTAGCAGTATTTTGGCCTCTATCGTACCATACTTGTCCTTGTTGTTTTATAATACTAATTCGTGTACCTGCCGCAGGCACATTTGTTAGTCTAATATATGCTGACGATCCGTCAACACTAAATTCAGCTTCAACCTTCTCATCGCCCGCCGGGCTAGTTGAACCTATAGTTTCGTTATACTGATCTATGTATGTTTTGCGTAATCGCTTACCTCCAACAAATACTTCAATCGAGTCACATCTTCCATAAATTGCTGGAATAGTACCTTGATACCAATCTGTAACAGTACTTAGCTTAGGAGTAAAAGGAAGAGGACCAATTAACTGGCTACTTCCATCACTAACAAAATCTGTTCTTGAATGTGTATCTTTGTACGGAATAGTTTGATCCGTACTTATATCAACCACATATTCTCCTACTGAGCTTAAAGTCTTAATTGCTGTACCTTGTGTACCTCTTCTCAAGTTGCTTAGTACATTACCACTTTTGGTTATGTATTCAATTTTCTCACCGTCGATTTCAATAATGCCTGGTACATTGTTACTTGCAACAGGATCAAACAGTGAAGAAGCGTCTTTAAGTGTAATAGTTTCGTCATAGTAAGTTAATTCTTTTGCTAATACTAAACTATCAGTGATAGCATATCTAGAGTATCTATTAATGTTTAACATGTCTTTGCTAAGTTGATAAGCACTTGGTAGTGCAAATACATTAGAACCAAACGCTATAATTTCAAAAACATCTGTTTCTTTATTAGATCCTTCAATATATATAACACCTCTTTCAACATCTAGTCTATAATCAACGTCTTGTATTAGTTTATTTTTGTTTCTATAAACCCAAGTGTAACTTACACCCAATGGTTTAAATGCTATAGGATAAAATGCTTTACCACCTGTATATAGATCGCTAACAATATCCATGGACGGATATTCACTAAACCAAGTAACATCAATAGTATCTCCTAATGTTAGTGCTGTTGAATCGTTAATAACAATGTTGTTACCAATTACAGAGTATTCTGCTCCTAGGTTATTTTCAATCTTAATAACATCACCGACCGTCAAATTTTCCGCAGTAACCTCAAGCTCTTTTGTTGTACCATTATAAACGTAATCTGTAATGAATGTTTTTAATTCGTTATTAATAAAAACTTTAATATTGTTAGGAACAATAGAACCTGATGATACAATAGGATCAACTCCTATTACAAACTTTTTAGTTACACCATCGTAGATATTGTAAACAGTATCAACACTTTTTAGTTTTTTATTGTTTACTTCAACAATAGTTGATGCTAATGCACTATCTCTACTTAATTGTACAAATGTATCTAAGTCATAGCTCTTAGTGCTACCGTCATATGTAAACTCTTGTTGGTTAACTCTAATTAGAGATTGTAATGAACTATCAACATCTGTTGCTGCACTAAATGCAACTATTCTAATTACTGCTAGTCTATCAGGTTTTATACCAAATTGTACCAATGTTCTATTTGGTGTGTCAGGCAATAAGTCTGTGCTAGATATAAAGCCAGTGTCAGACTGAACACCGTTAACTGATACAAATATATTTGAAGTGTCAGCGTAATTTGCATTGGTTAAGAATAATGTAGTATCACCGTCTGCAATAAATTCTTGGTAATCAAGTATTGATACACCACCTATTCCAATTGAAACTATTTCAATTTTAGAGTTTTGTGCTGGTACACTTGAAAATTCAATAGTACTGTTAGTAACACTAACTGTATATGTTGCTGGTTCAACTTTTAAGCCGTCAACATATACTATCACTGACTTGTTTTCAATAATTTTTTGTCCTATAGGATATGTTAATGTTGATCCGTCACCTATTCTAACATTAGACTTAATAGGAGCACCTGTTGCATTTTGATTTGAATGGAATACTTTAATACTTAAACTGTCTAAAACCTGTCCGGGTACGTTTTCTTCTGTTGCAGGAACTTGGTCTGGGCTAGTATATTCGCCGCCGTCTATTGAAATGTCTTCTGCTCGTGTTCCTGTTGCGGTTGCATAAGCACCACCCATTGCTGATAAAGTACCACCTGATAATTTTGTATCTAGCAAGTTATTATCATTAATAGTTACAGCACCATCGCTTTCTGCAGGACGGAAAATTAAGATATCTCCTGGATTTGTTGAAACATATGCGCCTACTTCTACAACTTTTGTGCTGCCGTCACCTATAAATGTTGGCATTTGTGCATGAGGATTGGTTGCTATCGAACTATCCCAAGCGTCTGTATAATTAGGATCATCAATTCTAAGTGTTGGTGGAGCATCAACGCCTTCTTCAGTTTGTAAATTAAGAATATCGTCAGGTACAACAATACCTGCACGTTTTAAGTAAACGTTAATAACTTGTCCGTCTGTAGGAATATAAGGAAGTGTTACACCAATTGTACTTCCATCTGCAACATAGTAGTAATCTGCTGCTGCTTCGACACTATCCCAACTGTCTGTAAACCAAGGAAGTGCGTCCCAGCCACCTGTAACATCAAATGTAGTACCTTGTACTTGAACACCACCAAAGTCGATACCTGTCATTAACTGATCAAGCTCTTTACCTACCATACCTGATGAAGGATTATAGTATTTTGTAATTCTACTTACACTATCTAAGATTTCATCATTCTTTTCATATGTAATTGTAACAATATCGTTCTGAGCTGGTGGAATTACAAATGTAATCTTACCTCTTAACTGTTTGTACACATCTGTTTCTAAAGTAAACAACGATATAGTGTATTCGTTATTAAGAACTACTTGGCCATTATTAATAATTGATATTTTTGCTTTGTCTCTAGTTGGCGGATATGTTAAATTAAACACAGCCGTTGACCCTGTAGCAGTAAATGACTCAGTTTGTGTAAAGTTACTGTAGATACCTGTTTTAGAAATCCTATCAAACTTCATATTAACACTCATAGAACGTGTTTTACCGTTACCTAGTACTGCAACTGCTCTTGCAAGTGACGGTGATGTTCCGTTTCCGCCTATAAGCGAAACTGTTGGTGTTGATGTGTATCCTGTACCGTGTTCAGTTAGTGTAATTCCTGTAACTTTACCGTTTGAAACGTATGCTGTTGCTTTTGCTCCAGTTCCATTACCACCTGTAATTGATACCTTAGGTGCTACTGTATAATCTGCACCTTTACTTGCAACACTAATCTCTGTAATTTGATATCCTTTATTATCGTTCCAGAATTTATAAGGATATGTTGATAGTATGTTGTCTGCGCCTTCAACAGGAACAATTTTACCTTTCTCTTCTGAGTAATAAGGAGGTAAATCAAAGTCTGCGACTGCAGAATTTGCAGTATCTAAGTTATTATACTTACTAATATACTCTCTTACAGTTGTACTATAAGGCTTAACCTCATTGATGTATTCTAAGTAGCTTTCAAGACTATCATTTCTATAATTAGTTTTTTGTTTTAATGTGCCAACATTGTGTGTTGCATTTAAGAAACTAGTTTTAAATGCCCAGTCAACGTATGTTTGTTCTTTGAAAACATATCTAATAGATGTAAAGAATAAGTTATTCCATTCAACTGCATAATTTCCAATTAAAATATCTTCTTTCAATGCTTGTAAAATAAATCTAAGTTCATTTGAAACTTCTTTATCATAAAAGTCAATATCATATGAATCTACGTTATCAAATCCAACACCACTTAGTGCTGTGTCATATAACGTTGTTGAAAATTGTATAGTTCCTAGCTCTCTACCAATCAAATCGTAATTGTTCATAGCACCATTAGAAACGTTAGCAGTTTTCTTAAACACTGCCCATCCGCCTGAACCGTATTCTTTGATTCTAATCAAATCACCAATTTCAACATTTATAGTTGGCTCTTCGTAAACACTGATAATTTCTGATATAATCCTTGACGTAGGACCAAAATCGTTGTCCCACCAGTCAGCATATGACCAGTATGATGGTGTGTTATATGCTTGTGATCTACTTCTGTACCATGATTGTCTTGTATCGTCCCAAGCATAAATGCTCCAGAAGTTTTCAGCTGTTGAATCACTTTCAACAAGCACACTAAACTGTCTTGGCTTAGTAGCAACATAGGTATAAAGTTTACCACTATTAGTAATTGTTACACTATTAACTCTACCTTGGTTGTCAATTGTAGTAACTGCTTCTGCACCTGTTCCGTCACCTTCAAATTCAATAGTAGGAGGTATCTTGTATCCAAACCCTGCACTTAATATATCAATAGAGTTAATTTCATTATCGATAATATTTGCACGTAATGAACACTGCTTAGTTCTAGATGTACCAACTTCAAGTAACTCAGTGTAAGTATCAACTGTTGTGTCGTATAAATTTAACAAAGAACTTGGTTTAGTATCAACTGAGTTCAATGTTGTAAAGTCTAATGAATCAGCAAATGGTTCTTTGTGCATAATTGCATTAACGTTTGTGATTAAAGTTTTTAATAAAGTCTTTCTATCAACAAACATACTTTGTCTTGGTCTGTAACTAATACCGTATCGCTGTTTTGCTGGCAAATTAGTATCAGGTATTCTATTACCTTGTACATCGTAACCAATTAAACTATCAATCCATTTATTTTCTAATGAAGTTGTTGGTAAGCTATCTGCAACACCTTCAGTAAGAAGTTGATACTCTTGGTGTATCTGATTTTGATTTTCTTGCTGTGTAAAGTATTCAATATTAAGAACAGCTGAACTGTCTGCTACTGTTGATTTATAATTGAATAATAAAAACTTATCTTTATCAATAAACGCTGCGTAGGTTTGTCCTAACGCTGAAGGATCATTAATTAAGTTAAACACGTCACCTGCTGAAATAGATCTATCAGCAATACCTTCTGGTACAGTAACTTTATTTTTTACCCAATAGTAATAATAAACTTCTGTTTGCAATCCTGTGTTAGGATTAAATTCTGCTTTTATACTATAAGCACTATCGTCTGCATACAAAGGTTGCCCTGATATGCCTAACGGTAATCCTTCGTTAGTATCTGCAATTGTTGCCCACTCCGATGGTAATAACTTAGACTCTACCCATTCGTAAATATCAATTGATGCTCCAGGAGCCAATGCACCCCAAGCACCTACTCTATATGATACTAAGCCTTGCTCATAGTCGTACCATTTAGCAGTTGAAATATCCCACCATAGTTTACCTACATTTCTAGTTTTCCAGCAAATTGAATCGTCAACTACTGCGCCTTCTGCTGTACCATTTGAATATATTGCAGGATCATATGGTACTTTATACGAAAGCTCTCTTTCTGCTTCTGCTAACAGTTTCATTTTAGCAGGATCAAAGATTTCTAAATCAAGAAGTTTTGTATCATCTTCTGTATCGTATAATGAAATACGTTTAAACTTATCAATGTCAACTGTCTGTGGTTGTGAGCCAATAATGTTTAGTGAATTTTGTCCTTCAGTTTTTTCAAATAATCTAACTGTACCTGTTTTGGCTCCTGTAAATAAAATATCAACACCTGATGATGCAGGTGATATAAAGTTAGGTGATCCAACTACAATAGCATTTCTTGTAGCATATAAACTAAATCCGAATGATTCATTTAAAGATAGTGCTTCGTCAATTTTTTCTGATAAGAAGAATTTCTCATTTGTACCTTTTTTCTCAAATACATATACTGCACCAGCAAAGCCATCATAGTCTCTAAACGTAGTTCTATTACTATCGTATAATGTTTGTGAAGCATCAAATCTAGTTTGCAATACATACGGAGAGTTAGTTGCACCAATTGCAATTATTTCCGTGCCGCTTGATATTGAAATATCTTGACCAAACATTTCATTTGGATAATCTGAATAACTTGTTAATTTTTGTTTTAGCCTGTAAGCAAATTCTGTTGAGTCAGTATCATATTTGAATACGTAAGCACTACCTTGATTCTGGAAGTTCTTGTCTGCTAATGGACTAGTTACAACTAATGTATTACCTGAATAGTCTAAGCCAATTGCATATCCAAACTTATCACCTGAACTAATAACTTCGCTTGGATCAAGATCACTTAGGTATGGTAAAGCATCTGCGTTTATTTGTTGTAGTAATCTATAAACTCCAGCAGTGTTCTTTTTATAAATGTAAACTTTGCCTGAAGCAACACTAGTACTGTCACCTACGTTAACCCAAGGTTCACCAGCATCTGGAGCTTCGTTATAACTTCTAATTGTACTATCTGCACCTACTGCACTTGGTCCTAGGTTTTGTAACTGATGATACCCGCCCTGATACTTGACTGTATCTCCTTGTGCATATTCGTAGTTAGGTCTCCAGTGGCCTTTATAGTTTGAAAAGTACTGACTGTCACTGTTAGGTGCGCCTACTGCTAGTATTGTTCCGTCATAGTTCATTGCTATAGAAGTACCAAAGCGATCGTCTTCTTTAATTAATTCAGTAAGTTGTTGATCATCAAGTAGCCCAGCATCAAGTGTTGAGCCATCATCGTTAGTCGCAATTGATATTGGAAGCGAAGCACCTGTTGTTACTTCGTCCATTAGTACCCAATCATTTGATCCAGTTGTTAATGAGCTTCCGTCTGCAACATTATCAACCAATGCTTTCCACATATCACCATTTGAAAATACAATTGAGTCCTTAGGATAGAAAGTAGAATCATCAGCAGCATAAATGCCTTTATAATTTTTATTATAGTCTAAGTGCCAGCCATCTGTTGTATCATATGTGTAAAGATACACACGACCTTTTGCATCTTGTGAGCCAGGTGCTGATACTGACATGTAATAAGGTCCTGTACTACTTGCTTGACTAACTGCAATCTTCTGACCAAATCTTTCATTTTGTGTAGTTCTTGGACTTACCTGTATGTCAAACAAGTTCCACTGTTGAGCTTGGTATTGGTAAATGAATATTACCCCTGTCTCAAAGTCTCCTGCATTTGAACCATCTTGTTCAGCTTTAATTTTCTGTACTTCAACCCATTCGTTACTATACACGTCGATAGTACTACCGTCACCGTTAATATTATCTTGTGCTTTATAAAGTCTTCCTGAGTATAAAACAATATCGTTGACTAGGTAGTTTGCATTTACATCAAACGGTCCTTTGTATCTATTAGGAATGCCACTTGCTGTATGTGCGCCAACCATCAACCAATTGCTATCTGGGCTTAATGCCAGTTCAAGACCAAACGATCCTGTAACATCTGTTGTTAACCATGTTGGTGGTTCAAGCAATTGCTTAGACGATAGACCAGTTGCACCTTGAATATAAACTCCTACCCTTGCTACATCAGGTATGCCAACTATAACTTGTTTAAGTGTATCACTGTAAACTGTTTTTTTACCAACACTTGTTGGATCAATGATACCAAAGTCAATAATTTTCTTACCTGTAAACTGTTTTTTCTTTTCAACAACTTCCCAACGTGAGTTAACGTTAGAGTCTACAAATAGCTTTGATCCGTCGGTTAGTAATGCTAACTTTTCTACATCAACGTTATCGTAAGTACTAAAACGTGCTTCAGTTAATAGCATTGGGTAAGCACCTGTACTAGGTTCAAATCCTTGATCTGCATCATACTTTAATGTATGCTGTACTGTAACTGTATTAGTTGTTACTGCTTTTACTTTCCAAAACTGATTTAGTCCAGCTATTGTTTTAATACCAAATATATCATCAACAGCTAATAAGTGTGCTTTCTCAAATGTAAATATTACTTCATTGTTATCGTTACTTTGTACGTTTGTAATTTTTAAATCGTAAACTGTATTAGCTCTAAGCACAGTCCACGAAGGTCCATCGAATGTAACCCATATATGATCGTTATCGCTAATAGTAGTAATTGCAAGATTTAATATTTCATCTCTGTTTGTAACTGTAGCATCTGTTTGTCCTACTGCTACATACCCTGCTGTTAGAACAGGAGTAGAGTCATAACTAACAGGATTGATTGCTGTTGTAAATGGTGTAGGACCAAATTCAAAGTTAGTAGAATCAACTCTATAATATCTATCGACTTTATCTTGTGCTGATGCTTCAACTAATACTGGTTGAGGATTTAATTTAAACTTGTCAGTGTCTAATCTAATTTCAAGTCTTTCTGACTGATCAACACCTCCTATCCGTCCTAATCTAAAACCCCACTCCTCATTTAAGTCAACAGCCGCAGTAGAAGTATTGTCACCTAGTTTTGTAAACAATTTAGTAATTGCATTAGGCGTACCTTTTTCTCTAATAAATCCTTGATACAATTTAAATTGTGTTGTTGGATCTTCAGATAAGTTTTCTAAATATGTTCTGCTTTGATACCCTACAGTATGTCTTGCAAGATCTCTTTGGCTCTTTCCTAATCCTTCAGACGCTACATCAAAGTAATCTTCAATTTGATTAATTCTATAATCGAAGTTAGGAACAAGTTGTTTCTCAGGTGTTGAATCTAGCTGTGTCCAATTATTATCATTAAACTCTTCTTCACTAGTGTGGTTACCTTTTGCAGTATATTTGTATGCTCTGTAGGATACAATGTCGCCTAACTTATAATCGTAGTAAGGTGTCCAAGTGTCAAATGATACATTATCAAATAAGAACCCTGGGCTAGTATAATCACCGTCCCAATCTGTTGTTCTGAATCCTTGAGCTTTAATTCTTTCTTGTCTATAACCTGTTGCTTTGTCAAAGATAGTATCATTAAAAACTGTTTTATCGTCGAACACAACAACGTGTTCTTTTAAAACATAATTTAGTTTTAGTAAGTAGATACCTTCAGTTGTATTTGTTGTGCTAATTGAAATATTTTGGAAAGATCTTGAAACATTTATAAACTTAGGATCTATTGCTGACCCGTCTGCTTTTAAAACACTGTAGTCATAAAAACTATCTAGCAAGTTATCAGCAACCCCAACTGCTAGTTTAACGTCCATGTTTGATGCACCCGGACTAACTGATAATACAGAACCTACTGCCCAGTTATGAACTGTCCAATACATAAATTCTTTTGATGCTGTTACAAAATCTTGTACTACTTGATTAGTACCATCGTAGTTTGCAAAGTCAAAACCTAGGCTTTTTAAGTGTGCTTGATATCCTAACAAGAAATCAACTACGTCTTGTACTTTATTAAACTCTGTTCCGTAACTAACTTTCTTAACTTTAAAACTATTGAAGTTTCTACGTTGTTGAGCAGTAACAGCATTCGCAACTGGCAAGTCAGGCAACTGTACTAAGTTACTTTTATCAAATGTTTCTCCAGAAGTAAATGTAGCTGTTGCTCTATAGAATGTTCCTCTATACTGAATAATGCCGCCGTTATTAAATCTTTTTTCTTGTTCCCATGTTGCAAAAGGTTCTGAAGTTCCTGCAACTGATATAACAGGATCTTTTTGTTGTGGGAATGTTTCGAATGTGTTAAAGTACGGATTAATATCATCGTACCCATTAACTACCCAACCTTGCGTAGTTTTCTCAAAGATAATACCACTATAAGTTACTGAGCTAATTGGCGAACTTACATTAAAGATAATGTCGTAATTTTCCGGTGGAATAAACACACTTGCACTTGCTGAACTTGGATTTTTACTATCAAGCAAATACTTCTGCTGTTGTTTATCAACAAACCCGCTTACTCTTGAACTTAGTCTAACATTGATATTATCAATGTTCTTTTGTGCTTCAGCAACAGAAGCACCCTTAGACTTAATATAAGAAGCAATGTACATTGCAAGTCCTGCAACTTGTGTTGTTCCTGCTACAGGAAATTTTAAGTCTGTTGGCTTTAAAAATGTGTCCGACGTTACGTTTACTAATTGATTAATAATGTTTCTTTTAGTTACAGATCTATCAAAGTTTAGTACCAAATAATCAAATGGTTTTAATAATGCTAATGCTGTTGTTATTGCAAAAGGATATTCTGAACTAGTTTTCCATGCATTCTCAACCGGACTATCATCACCTAACTTAAATGGTCCTCTGTTATTAACAAGCTGAAAGTTTCCAGCAAGACCTGATGTTAAAGGATCAACAAGTTTACCATCACAGTCACAAGGGATATGATTTAAAATAGTTGTTCTAGCGTATCTTGGATATATGCCTGCTCGTGTACCTTGAGCAATTTTACCTTGAGCAATATCTTCCCACAATACTAAGTTACCGTTTGTATAAGGAGCGACACCATATTCTGTATCGAACCAACTAGGTTTAATACTAAAGCCTAACATCTCCCAAGGGTGTGTATGGGGCCTATCAGTATCGTAGAAGTATTTGTAAACTCCTCTCCAGTATCCAGGCAAGTTTTCTTTGCCTGTAGGATCAGTCATATTAGAATATGTATATGTAAATGGTTCTGTATCTACAAAATAATCATTTGTTGTATAACCTAGGTTAGTATTCTGTACCCAAGATAGAAACTCTTGGTTAATTACATTATCTAGTTCTTCTTTTGTAAATGTACTGTTACCGTAATATCCACCTAACGCTTTCTGTACATCAAAAATTGCAGGGTCATATTCTTGTTTAATGTTATTAAAAACACGTTTTTCAAATTCTAAAAGTAGGTCATCTCTGTAATCACCATATGCTGTAGTTTTACTACCATCATGTCCTTGTATTATATCTTTAGGTACTCTATAAGTATCATCTAAATATTTTGTAGGCTCGTACTTAGGATAAAGACCTAATGAGCTAGGAGTCGGTGGTACATGACTAAATGCTGTTGACACATACTCTCTTATTTCAAGTCTATCACCTGGTACAAGAGTTCCTTTAATTGTAATAAAGCCTAATGCACCGTTAACTTCGTAATCTTTTCCAACAATAAGTTGTACATCGTTAAGGTAAACATATGCTGCTTTTCTACTTAATGTTGTTAAGTCAAAGTTTTCATTAAGTGTAAAATTCTTAATACCTGGATCATCAACAACATAATCAGTTTTAGTAAATGCTCCAGCACCTATCATATCTGAGTCTGCAAAAGGACTCTCAATAGTTTTAGTTTTTGTAATATTTTCTATAATATTATCTAAAAAGTCTGAAGTGTTTTCATTGAATTCAACTTCGATTGCTTTCTTAATAATGTTTTGTTTAAAAATTGTGTATGCAGACTTAGCATATCTAAGAGACTTTACAATGTTAACATCTTTGTCATTAACTAGTAACGTAGAAACTGCTGCGAAGCCTGAGTGCTTCATGAATCTTGTTGAGTGTTTCTGATAACCGTCTACATCTCTTAGGTTTGAAACTCCTGGAACAGATCCTATAACTCTCCTATCAAATTCAAGAGATGATTTTAAATGGTCAGTTGCCTGTCCTAGTGTGAATGTTTTTAACTGTTCGTTGAGAGGATTTTTTTCTAAACCTGCTGGTATCTGATAGTAACCTTGATCAGGTTTAACTGCTGCAACTACTTTTACAGTTAGTACATCATTTATACTGAACGTTCTATCAAACGTAAATTGATTTGCGCTTCTAGTATATGTGTTACTAATATACTCACCGTTTAGATAAAAATTAATTAGTGCATTGCTTGGAAGTGTTTCCCATTCAACAGTATTAAATATTCCTATCGAATCTGATGTATTAAATGTATACTGATCAATAATTGGTTGTATGTAAGTTTTATCAGTTGCTATCCAACCGTTAGCATATACTCCATTAATTTTATAAAAACCTGTGTTGGTATTTTTACTATATTGTTTTTGCAACAATGTGTAAGTAAATTTTTCTGTTTCGAAACTCCAATCAAATACAATGTCGCCTACATTATTAATGTTTGCATACGTTAATGCAAATCCTAATTCTGTATCTACAACTCCGCTGCCAACCTTATAACCTAAAAGGTTGCTACCAACAAAACTTGATACAGGGTATGTAGTTTCGTTTGAGAATGCAACACCTGTAGAATCATATAATTCAAATTTAGGTGCTTGGTTAGTAGCAATTTTTTCTTGACTAAGTTTCCAAGTTGTACCATCATAATGATACATCTTACCAGAGTTAACTGTACCTCGTCTTACTAATACACCTTCGTTAAATGCTGATAGTGT